ATGGCAGAAATATCAGTACCCAGACTAAGTGATAAAGCACTGCTTAAAATTTTTATTGATGAAACTCTAATGCGGCATAGTGAGCTAGGGTTAACCGATAAAGCTACAGTTGCATTTGGTATTGGAGCAAACAGTTTTACAGTCGATATTAATGGTGGAGGGCTTCAACCTCTCCTCAACAAACTGTTAGAAGACGACAGCTTCGGAACTAAAATTCATGTAATTAATATTCGAGACGTTGGATTAAGTCAGCACTTCGTTGTTTCCTATAAACGCAGCGCGATTTCTTTCATTGATACCTTCGTTACTCCGACTCAAGAGGTACCAGTTCAAGCGCTCTCTATAGGCTTTTATCTCAATAAACTCATTTTGGCGAATGCCGAAGCGTATATGTCACCAAATGCTGAACAACGGTACGATATTGCTTCTGCTCATCATGATGTACTCACTCGGCTTGAGGGGTTTAGCGCTGAGCTTATAGAAAAACAAGTTCAACAGGTTCAAAAGCTCGAGAATGACAAACAAAGATTTCTTGATGAGCGTGGTGCTGAATTCGCAGAGAAAGTGAATGCTCAAGACGAAGCTTATACAAAAAAGCTTGAAGACTTAGAGGCGAAATATCAAAAAAGAAGCGAAGAGTTAGATGAACGACAGCAAAAAATTGATGATGCTGACAACACCACCGCTCGCCGCAAAACCACGACTCGAACTCTCGAAGAAGCGCAAGAAAGAGCGCGTAAATTCAGCTTTTCCAGTAATGTTGAAAGCAGAACTTTTGCTGCGCTTATTTTAGGTGTTTTATTAGCTGTTTTGGGTGGAGGAATAGCTTTTTCGGCTTCGACACAGTTGGAGTCCAAACAGAACCAGTACAGCAGCTACTTAGCAAGCAAGGCAAATAAAGAAGAGCCTAGCGAAATGAATCTCGTTGCTGATGATATGGCAAAACAACATATCTATTTTCTCTATTTGCGGATTTTACTGGGTAGTGCCTTAACGATTTCATCGATCATTTACCTTATTCGTTGGTTTAACTCTTGGGCGAACCGTATTGCACAGCAAGAGCTTGATAACCAAATGTTTATTCGGGATCTTAATAGGGCTCAACTTGCAGTAGAAATGTCATTAGAATGGAATGAGAAGAAAGATGGTGAGATTCCACCAAGATTGCTATCTTCTTTGACTGAAGGATTATTCCAGCCTCAAAATTCGCCTCAGCAAGAATTGCTTCATCCTGCGGAACAGATAGCCGCGGCAATACTTCGAACATCAGATAAAGTCACTTTGCCATTAGGTGGTAGTGTTATCGAAACTTCAGGCAAGAAAATTAACAAAGCAAAGCCTTTTAACGTCGATGGTGACAATGCTAGAAGCTAGTGTTCGACAGTAACTCGGAATGACAAAAGGAGGGGAACTCCCCTCCTAAACCACCATTTCAGCGGGTAACATCCCGCGTTCGACAGCCCACTCAACCACTTTATGGTAAGGGCGCATTCCACGCTTTTCCTTAACAGGTTTTGGAAAGCCTAGCTTATCTGTCCAGCGCCAAAGCGTCGGTTGGCTGATCTCAAACTTCTCTTTGATCTCTCTGTCCGAGATAAGTACGCGAGGCAGGTTGGTATTGTTTGTTGGATTACTCATTGCACAGTTCCTTTCTTAGCTATGGGATTTGGCCGCTGGTCAGTTCGGCATATCCGCAATTGGGTTGCGGTGTTGGTTTCGGTTAAACAAGCGTCGAATCAGATAACTACGAACGATCGACACAATGGTAAAGAAGACGCCAATTAACAGGTTGTCGGTAAGGGGGAGGTGAACGCCAAAGAACGGGAAGATAGCCAACTGGCCGCATAGCACTAAAACATAACCGATCACCACATTCACCACACTTTCAATAAAACTTTGCTGCTTACTCTGCATTGCGTTTCCCTTAGCCCACTGGCTGATAAATCCGAACCCGGTTGTTTGTGTGCCAACAATCGGCGTCTCCTTTAAATAAACCGCCATCGCTTAGCTTGGCACATCCTTCTGGGAGCTGTTCTCCGCACTTACGGCATTTCCCCAGTTGCGTTTCAATCACTGGAATTTCGCTATAGACACGGTGGATCAGTGACTGAAGTGCTTCTTCCTGTGTATAGGGTTCAGCGGGATAGGCGAAGAACTGACAGATTTTCTCTAACTTCGCCTGTTCCTGAGGGTTTAGAGATACGCGCATATCATGGTTGTTGTTGGCTTTACGCTTATCTCTACATCTTTGAGCGCGCTTTGCGTTTTGCTTACGTTTACGCTCTTCAGGTGTCATTTTGTTTTGCTCTTTCTAGTTCGCCTTGGCTTCTTAGGTGAGAGCATCTGTTTAGCTCTGGCTAGGCATTCATCGAACACCTTGCCCTTGGCAAAACCAGCAGTGTTACGATAGTGGTCGATTCCGCGCTCAATGGCGCGTTTGATGTCGAGTTCTTCATGGCCGTCGTTCTCGAGAGCTGTGGTCATATGTTTGGCGATAAATGCCTCTTGGCTGTTTCGGTAAGTTAAAGTACTCATTACACTAAGTTCCTATTGCTTGTGGGTGAATACCCGCAATCAGCCTAAGATCTTGATATTGGTGGTCAGCCAGAGATATACTGATTGCGAGGTTTGGTTATCTAAGTCTCATTGCACAAAGAACGCCCCTGTTGGTTTGGTCACCGATAGGGGTTTTCTCTTTCTAGTGGGGTAGCGTTCTCGCTTCCACTGCGGCTTGCAGGCTAACCAGCTGGCTGAATAGCTCTTGCGCCTTTTCAAAATCTTCTTCGTTTACGTGAATCTCCAGCCCTTTAAAGTCTTCAGCGCCTTCAAAGATGGAAGTCGCCGCGATACGAAGCGGGTCATCCTTACTTAGCTCTGCTGTCACTTCTTCAAACTGATGGCTGCACACATTGAGTAGTTGCAGGTTGTTCAGCAGTTGGTGGGTTTGTTCTAACGTCATTGTTTTCATCATTAAGCTCTCATTGCACAAAGTTCTAGATAAGTCGCGGCTGGTCAGGCCGCGATTGCACAAATGTGATTAAAATCTTGGTTTATATATACTTACTAAGCAATGGGTTGCACTGTGCGTAAGTTGTTGATATAAATCGTTATGAGTGTCCCTTGGGTGATGCTCGTTGCACAAAGTAAATCCTAGATCTCGTGTCTAGGTGCGCTACTGAGGTAGCGAACTTAAGTCGCTAGAGGTTTGGTCACTTCTAGCGGCTTTAACATATCTGGGGTATCAGAAAAGCCTCCAATCGAAATCAACTCAATATCCTGCTTAGTAACAAAGAACCTTAACTTCTCGTTGTTTTCGGTTAGTAGGCAGATGCCGATATGTGAATCCCTTTCGGGTAAAACGCCATAGATTTCTGCCTTAACAAAACCCTTTGGGGTTCTTGGTGATTTAACATCCATTACCTATCTCCAAATTAACGCTAGTCGCTCCCTAAGGAGGGCGGCTGGTCAGGCTTACTAACTTATGAACACTAATTGTGTTTGCTAGGTTGTCTCGATAGAAATAAAATACACAAAACGTGTTTGATGTGTCAACACGTTTTGTGTTCGTTTTTGCGTCAGATATAAAAAAACCGCCTAAAGTTAGGCGGTTTTATGAAAAAAGCTGCTTGTCTTTTCTATATGAGTCTTAGTCTTGCTTCTACGACGACACCGATGATCTTGCAGTTACCGTTGATAGGAATCATTTTATAGTTTTCGTTTAGTGGCTTTAAATAGTCCTGACCACCATCAGTTACAAACTTCTTAAACGTTGCTTCATTAACGTCTGTTAACTTCGCTACAACTAAAGAACCATTACAATGTTCTTTCTCTGTATCGACCAGAACAAGAGTTCCTTCAGGGACACTGACGCCAGATAAGCTAGTCATCGAATCACCTTGAACTTTTAACCAAAAGCTACGCTTCGATGTTTTAACTGTTGCTTCATACCATTCGTCTATTTCATCTAGGGCGTATGCCTCACAAGCTTCAGTCCATTGACCTGCTTGTACAGAACTCAAAAGAGGGAATGAGCTTTGAAGCCTAGGCTGAATATCTATTTCATGTACATTTGGAATTAAGTCGATTTCTGAGGAATCGAATAGGATTTCATAAGGTTTGATATTTAATACGGAGGCAATAATTTCAGCATCATCTAAATTGATACTTCTCACCCCAGCTTCATAATTACCAATACGAGATGCGCCCCAGCCGCATTTCTCAGCTAGGGTCTTTTGGCTTATGCCTTGGGCTTCTCGGAATCGCTTTAAACGCGACCCCACTTCTTGTTTTTTACTCATATCCATAAATTAACACGCTCTGTGTGTGCTGTAAGCACACGAATTGTGTTTACTGTTAAACACGTTTTGTGTATTCTCTTTGGCGGAGGGCTAGCAATGAACAATATTTCATTATTTCGCAATCAAGCCAAAATCAGCCAATCGAAGTTAAGTCAGATGGTGGGAGTAACGCCTTCGACCATAGGTAACTACGAATCAGGGATTCGAGCCATAAATATCAGTATGGGATGGAAAATCGTGAATGCATTTTCTTCTTTAGGCATTAAGTGTCAATTCACTGAAGTATTTCCAAATCCCTTAGATTCAAAAAATAGCAAAACCCATTCTTAAAAGGCTGATCAACAACATTCTGTACAAACAACCAGTAAGGAAAGTCATGAACAACAGTTTTAAAAGCGTTATGCGTAACGCGATAGAAAGTTGGCGAACGGAACTGAGCAAAGAGTGCATTGCTCACCGTGTCGCTAGCTTGTATCACAAACTCGATCTGGAACATGAAGTCGATGCTCAGCGTAAAGCGCTGCTCAAAGTGCCGGGTGCGGATGACAAGAACAACGCGCAGAACTTTTTCCGCTATGTCGAGCGCACGAGTGTAGAAGCCAAAGCCACAATGATGGATTTGTTACCCGCGGTACTTAAGGCCATGCCCGCCAAACGCGGGAGCGACATGCTTAACCAATTTCTCAACCCGCTTGGGTTCTCTGTCACTTGCATTGGTGCCAGTGATGCAAACCTTAGCCGCGATTTATTGCTGCACAACCACAACAAAGAAACTTCTGAAGCGTTTTGTGCGGTGATCTCTTTAGGTGAGAACGCGACCATCGACCAGCTGCGCGATGCGTACCGAGAAGTGCAGGAGGCGAAGGCATCTCACGCGCCGCTTCTTGAATACCTTGAATCGTTGATGGCCAAGAAAGCCGCCTGATTTAAACGCGTCGTGGCTGACCACCACAGAACACGCATCTAACTAGGAGAACTTTGTGCAATGAGTCTTAGCTTACAGAACTATCACGGCTGCCTGATTTGGGTGGCCAATAACGGTGTGTGTCGTTTCGTCGTATCACGGACTAAAGCGATGGAAATCTTTGAATCAATGAAAGCGGGGACGGCGGTGTGATTGAGTATTTGGATAGACCCATCGCTTTTCATCGATCGTTTGTGAAGATGGGGATTGGTATCACGGGCGCATTAATGCTTAGCCAGAGTATTTACTGGAGCCGAAGAACGAACGCTTCTGGATGGTTTTACAAAACTCAGGAAGAGTGGCAAGACGAAACGGGCATGACTCGAAGAGAGCTTGATACTGCGCGTAAAAAGCTGCGTCAGTTAGGTATTTTGGAAGAGAAAAAACAAGGTGTTCCTTGCCGAGTTTTCTACCGCATTAATGAGCCAAACTTGATTGCACAAATGGAGCAAACTGGTTTGGCGGAATGCGCCAAACTAGAACGTACAAATGCGCCAAGCAGTGCTGTACAAATCAGCCAAACTAAAACAGAGACTACACAGAGATTACCAGAGACTACTACAGAAAAAGTAAACAAAAAGTCTCCCATCACGGGTAGCTTGGTTTCTGAGGAGCACATTCCAGCCATGCTCGATCACGATGCTTGGGCTGAGTACCTGGCATTCCGTAAGCGAATCAAAAAGCCTTTCAAAACTGAGCGGGGCGAGCGAACCAAAATGCTCGATTTGCTCAAGCTCTCCCAGAACGTGGTGAGCATGCAGCGCCAAATCATTACGCAATCCATCGACAACGAGTGGCAAGGGTTGTTTAACCTCAAATCGCCCTCGCCAAACTCAAAGTTAATTCCGGTGGAGCAGTTTTCTGACCAAACCAACCCTGATGATTACGGACCACCTCAGTGGTTCAAAGACCGCCAAGACGGAGGTGACCAATGAGCAGCTTTTACCAAAAATTACAGCAAGCGATGCCTGCGAACGTTGTGCCGTACACGGCTGAGCAGATGGCTCAAATCGCTAAGCAGGAAGTCGAAAAGCAAAGCCAAGTGGCGTTTCAAAACTACCAGCAGAGCAAGGTTCAGGATTTACTTGGCCGCAGCGGTGTTGGCAAGAAGCACCAAAAGTGTCGGTTCGCTAATTACGTGACGGACAACCAAGGCCAGCGTCAGGCGTTCAGTGTTTCTCGCCGTTGGGTGTCGGAGTTCCTTGAGGGTGACTCGAAGAATTTTATCTTCTCCGGTTCGACTGGAACGGGCAAAAACCACTTGGCTTGCGCGATGGCGAACGCGCTGATGACTCGTAACAAGACGGTGTTGGTGATTACGGTAGCTGAGCTGATGATGAAAATCCGCGATAAGTACAACCGCCAATCGAACGTGACGGAAGCTCAGTTTCTAAAATATTTGTCTCAGGTGGATCTGTTGGTGCTCGATGAGGTTGGGGTACAGCGCATGAATGACCACGAGGCGATCATGATTAACACCATCATCGACTCGCGTTACACCAACGAGAAGGCAACCGGCATTCTGACCAATCTGAAATCTGATGAGCTGACTCAGGTTCTTGGCGCCCGAGTGATGGAGCGTTTGTTGGAGAGCTGCGAGTGGGTGAGCTTCACGTGGGAGAGTTTTCGCAAGCAGGTGAGGAACAGCAAGGAGGTAGCGTAAATGCGACCAGAAACGTTATTGGCTAAATTCGATTTAAAAGGCATAAATTACGAACCGCAAAAAGGCGGTAAAGGCTTATTTTCTCTGGAAGACCAACTCGGCATGGTGGGGATAACCTGGAAGGAATCTCCAGTCGGTTTTCTGGTTTTGTTTGTGGAGTTACTGGACAACGCGCAATCTCGAAGAGCACTGGAAAAGGCAGTTCTTGCGGAATTGTATACGCTGACCGATGACTGGCGCGGCCAGAAAAGCGAAGCCGCGTTCGCAGCCATTGTGCGCGCAGCTGTGGAAGAGGCGATCACTCCACAAGGCCGTATTTGCTCTTGCTGTGGCGGCAGCGGTAAGTACCGAGCACCAAACCGCCACTACCGTAAATGCATGCATTGCAACGATGGCCGAGTAGCGTGGGATTTAGAAAGCCGCTTCGCCGCAATGTGCTCCGGCCGCTTCGTTTGCACCTTCTCCGTATTCAAACGCCAATACCACCCAGTTCTCGATGGCCTAGCAGATTGGCTAGCCGCAAAACGTAACGCCGCAATGCTGGCACTGATGGAAAGGATAGAGAAGGAGAGGGTGGCGTAGTTGGAAGAGGCCTGTCAGTGATTGACTTACGGTGTAGCGAGGGCTGGCAGGTTTGTTTTCATTAACCTATTGATTATAAATTGAAATGACATAAGAAAGATTGCATCATAGTGGGATAAACGGCTTTCGCTGAGTTAAGCGTTAGCACTAGAATAAAAGTTATTGTCGGAGAGAATATTGGAAACGTTGTTGTATATAGGTATTGGTTTGGCTGCGCTCTTTGGGGCAGGCTATATCGCATGGCTATCAGTTTCTTTACTAGAAGCAGTATTAACCATTGTTGCGGATCGTTCTAACTTAAAACACTTCAAGTCTGACTTTGAAAATGCTGTAGTCCATAATCAACCTGATTGGGAAGGAATGAGAAGAATCGCTCAAACTAGAAACTTAAAGGCCCATCAAATATATTGGACTCTTGAAGATTATGCTCGAGATATTAAAACTGGTCAAAATGACAATCTATCTGATCATCTAGATTTAATAGAAAGCTATATTTCATCATATAAGCACGATGAACCTTTCCAATCTCTACCAAGTGACATGAGACTGCACCTTGTACGTGTCCGAGATAAACTTGGTGGTACTGAATTACTAGATCCGCTCACGAACCAAATTAAAGATTTGTTAGCGATCCATTCTAAAGAAAATAAAAAATCAAAATTTTATACTGTTGCTGGCTTTGTCACGGGATTGATAGGTATAGCCTTGGCAATATTTTTCTATTTTGTACCACTGAACTCTATCACTTAAGATACCTCTTCTAGTGTTCAGCATGAGCAAGTTATAGACAAATAGTGTAAACAAACTGTTTAGGTGGATTACTGTGGTTTCGATAATGCGTTGTCCACGCCTTAACAGGTAGTAATCTTATTTTGGAGAGGAGTTTATGTCCGATGTGACAGTCGCAGTGGTTACTGCGGTTGCTACAGTTGTAGCTGGAGCAATTGGCGCGTTTTGGTCATATAAAGTTAGCAACAAAAGCATTCTGATTAAGACAGTAACAGAAGAGCGAGCTAAGTGGCGAAATGACTTGAGGGATGTGTTTGGAGAGTTTTCTAAACTGACATACGAGCAAGTAAACAATTCAAATGCTAGTAATAAACCAAGAATATATGAACTGAAATCAAACATAGTGCTGCGAGTTAACTATAAGAGAAAGCACAAATTGGATAGCGATATAGTGAGGCTAAGTGAGATCATTGTAGCTAGCTTAGACAATGGTTCTTCGAAAGAGTTAGTGTTGAGAGATTTAAATCTCCTAGAGGAAAAACTCCAGCAATTAATTAAGCAAGAATGGGACAAGTCCAAAGAAGAGGCTGTTACTGGTAAGATTGAACGGAATAAAAACATCACATGACAAAGTACTCATGACTGGTTGGCAACATGTACTTGGGTTTGATGTTGTTCGAGCCTCTTCGCATAACTTTGTAGGGGATCTACATAGTTGAGGTTTAGACGGCTATGTTTTGGTCAGAACAACAATGACATCCTTCCTTTGCTGCTGGAACTATAAAACGCCCCCAGGGGCGTTTAATTGAGTACTAATTTGATCTTGGCTTGGATAAGTTTGGACTACAGCTCCAATTTAAGACGGATTCACCAATAAACTCCCATTGCTCGGATATATAAGGTGTTAGACTCCCACGGATGCGTCTAAGGTTTGCTCTAGTTAGTTTTTCGATTGACTGCTCTAGAATTTTGCTACCAAATCCGTTTATTTCAATGCAAGTATTACAGTTTGTCTCATTGCCCGTATTAGTACAGCTTTTTACTGTTCTACATGGCTTATGGTTAAACAAATGCTGTTCTTTAAATATTCTTTCCCAAAATTTAATTTTTCTTCCCTTATCTAGTATCCATGCTTCTTTTAAAGATAATCCATTCTTGTGATCAAAATATTGTCTAAACTTATATTCTGTTTTTTCATCTATTCTTATTACGTTGTCAAAATCGTCAATTTTAGAATTATCAATTACATCAATTAGAATAGACTCTGGTATGATGGATTCAGCTTCGTGGAAGTCAAGAATAATAGATTCCTGATTTTGATAAAATCCTCGTTCTTTGTGTGCCTTAAACTTAGAAGAGGTACTACCTTCAGAACTTTCTGGGTGCTTTTTATCATTGTCAACTATACATATACCAAATTTATTATTTTTCATCATATCAATGTATTTCTTATGTGTTCTAGAACCTCCCCCCTCCAAATACTGTATATGTGATTTTACTGAGTTACCAAAATTGGCTCTAGCATAAGCACTAGTAATAATATCGAAAAACTCACAATCAGTTTCATCTTCTCCAAGAAGTATTGCTCCTTGATGAAAGCTTTCTAATTTTGCAACTTTGTAAGAACAAACGATATTTAATTTTTTATCATCTTGATGAATTAAAAAGTTGTTTTCATCTTCATTACTGAAGTCAAGTGTAAAAGTATATTTAAATGAGTTTTTAAATTGATTCAACTCGCTTTTATATTCTCGAAGGTCTTCTGCATACTTTTCATATCGTTGGCCATAAAAACCAGCTTCTACAATATCATCACATATAGACTTTTTGCTTTTAATAATATGAATTCGTTGCCCGTGACATTCTAGTACTTTTTGAAGACATTCTTGCTTTACCAAGTCGCCTCGGTAGTCTCGCGGATTACAGTTTTTTAAAATTACAAACATACTTTACCTACCAGAGAAGAAACCAATAGGCCAGTTGTTTAGATCACCTTCTTCATCGAATGATGCAGTTTCAATATTAGTAATGCCGTCTTTTTTATTAAAGATAACAATGTTTACTAACTCAGGGCATTGATGTTCTTCGATATAATCACCGAGAGCATCAATCATTGTTTTACTGTGTGTTTCAAAAATAATTTTTGGACGCTTATATTTTGATTTGGAGTTAGCTGCATGTACTACGGAAATAAATACTTTTGCAAGAAGAGCCTGTAGTTCTGGGTGTAAATGTAATTCAGGTTGCTCGATGACAAATATCGGAGCGTACTCCAATTTACGTCTCCTATTCAAGGGCCCGTTATTTTCTAACCACAGGGACGTAATTATTGGTAATATTTGTGAAAACCCAAAACCCATATCACTAATGTTGTGAACTTCATCGTCTATTTTGATTTTTATTTCGTAGTGTAGAGAGTTCGTTTCAGGTAGTAAGATCATAAATCCAAAGTTTTCCTGTGACCAACGTTGGAATCTTCTCATTTGTGTGTAATGGAAACTTTGTAGCAACATTGCTAAGTTTGAACCAGTATGATCCAGTTCTTCAACCCTGAGATCTTGAAATCGATAGAATCTTTCTGCACTAGCTCTCAGTGGGGCAATGTAAGTTATACTAGCTGAATACTTTTCTAATTGTTCATTGATATTTTCAATTAACTTTGTTAGATAACAAGCTAGTAATTTAGAGTATATGATTTCACATATATTTTCATTTGGCTCCTCTTGTATTAAAAATAATTTAAATAGATTTTTTAAAGTATCTTTCTTACTGGTGATATTTAGGTTTGAAACTAGGTAAATTTCACTTTCTATCTGATCTTCTTCAAGTAAGTTATGACTAGCGTAAGGTTTTATTAATTCAATTACATCTAATATGTAGTTTCGAAAAATAACATCTGATTCTTCATACGCATCATTAAGAGCGAGCCATTGTTCTTCGATTTCATCATCTGTTTCATCTAACTCTGGAATTCCATGGTCTAAAGATAAAATAAGTGGAAGTAATCCCTTGGCTGGTGAATATTGTCGAAGTGATTCAGAGCTTTCGACCTTTTCATTGTTAAGGTATACAGTGCAGTTTTTATCAAATAAAATATAAACTTCATTTCCTTCAATTTTTATTTTTATCGAGCTCGCTACGGTTCTTTTACCTTTTTCTTTTACACCCAGCTCTAGTTCAATATCTGATGACCTTTGAAAAAGAGGCCTTATTATTCCTTGTTTATTATAAGACTTGTATTGAAGTTCAAATTTATAGTCGAGAAAAATTTCTTCACACTCGGACTTGTTGTTTTTAGCTTCTAGAAACGCCCCGTAATCTACATATTGGCCGTACCAAAGGATAGGCCCACTGGTTTTGGACTCAAAAGATTGCCTGAGCAGGGGTAATGTTCTTAAGAGGCTACTTTTACCACAACTGTTCTTACCTACAAAAACAGTGATTGGTTTAAGGTCTACGTAGGGTTGCTCTGACGAATGCGAAAAGCTTCTTAGGTTTCGTGCTCTAATCTTGTCCATAACGATTCTTCGGTTGAATTTAACTTTTCAATTGTAGGGAATTATCTGAAAAATAAGAAGTTAGTAGCGCCTAAGCGGTGCCAAAGTATGCTATTGATCTGGTTTTATATGAACTTTGAGGATGAGTGTTGACAATCACTCCTACATGGAACTCTTTTTTCAGTATGAAAAGGCTCGCGAACGCGGCGGGGTTTTGCGTTTTCACTTTCTCCGTTTTCAAACGCCAGTACCATCCCAGTCGCGATGGTTTGGCTGATTAGTTGGCCGATAAAAGCAATATCGCGATTTTGGCGCTGGCAGAAAGAGTTTAGAAAGGGGGGCTTAAGTGTGTAGTTGTTCGAACTGCATCGCATAACTTTGGTAGAAGCCTACATAGTTGAGCTTTCAACGGCTATGTTTTGGTCAGAACAATAATGACTCCCTTCCTTTGCTGCTGAAACTAAAAACGCCCCTCGGGGCGTTTTTTGGCACATTAGCTTGCTGGGCTTACAATGCTGCCACTGTCGGTAGCATAGTACTTTTTAGTAGTCATGCCTTGCTTGTAGTAATCGTTAAGGAGCTTAAGGAAGTTTCGACCTTGCTTCTCATCTTCAATTACTATTTTACCATCTTCATTAATTGTGAACTCTTCACCTTGAAACATTTTTAGTACATCGTTCATTGATAGAACTTCATTTTTGTCTAAGGTGGTGTGATTACCTTTCTCAGCGATATGGGCAAGCGTTTTTCTGAGAGATGGTTTGTGTAATATCGCTTGTTCTAAAATATCTAAACCTTCAACCAGGTCAAACTCTTTAATGGTATTTAGTGTTTTTTGGGCTGCCTCGGTGAACTCTGCCTCAAGCCCAACAATTGCTTCAAAGCTTTTCTTATGGAAAACATAGAACTTTTCATTGATATATATACAGTCGATTTTATCATCGAAATTTACGACGCTTCCATCAAACGTTTTTAACTCACCACCTGTTTTGTCGAACATGGCTGAAATACGTTGCAATACGTCTTGTGGCTCATTAGTTGTCACTTTTCCCTTACTGATTTTTCTAAAGGAATAAGTTAATTCAGTTCCTTGCTGTACTTTAATGCAATAAGCCCAAAGGTCATCTTGTATATCTGTAAGTGCTTTGAGTTCTGGGATTTTATCAGACTTAATATTTTCATTGATAACCTTTGCAAATGAAATGGCATTGTTCATTGCGTAAGCATAGATTTTATTATCTATATCGTCATCAATAACAGTGTAGTTTTTCATTTCAATATCATCTTTTGATGCGTGAGAAATGATCTGGTTGGAAAGAGTTTGCTTAAAAAATGTAGCTATATCTGGTGCTATTGGTGCTTTTACAAGTTTGAAGTCATGTTTATCAGTCACTTTTGCACTTCTGCTCATGCCTGTCTTTAAGTGCCTTGTTACAAAATACAGTGAGACCTTAGCTTTTTTATCACTTTGTAGCTCTTCAGCGTATTCCAGCAACTCTTCCAGTTTTAACATTATTTATCCTCGTGTGATTCAGCGTAAAATAGTTTAGGCCCTACATCTTCTATATCTAAATAGTCATCTTCTTCTAAATATTTTGATTTAGTTAAAATCATTCCAGTCCGTTTCTTTTTGCTCTCTATATCTAAATATGTAACTTGATATAGTGTATATTTGATACTAATAGTGGGATTAATAAGTATCATGCTGGAATTTGTATAGATTAATGCTGTTACCAATAATAAAACAGCAATTGGAATAATATTTGTTAAGGTCGATAGGTCTTGAAATACGAAAGGAATTATATAGGTAAATAAATAACTAATAGATTCACTGTTTTTGTTTTCTATGTCTACTATTTTTACTGTACGTCCGCTAGTTCGGCATCTTCGTTTGACATTTTTAAGAAATATTATTAGTCCGAAGATTCCAAATAAAGAAATGAGTATTAAAATTGTAACGGCACCAAAATATTTGGCGAATATACTTAATGACTCGTAGCTTATTCCATTCCAGTTTAAATAGTTTCTATATGTGTATATTTGAACAAAGCACATAATAAAAAATAGAGGAAGATATGACACAAGGAAGAGTGATATACGAGCTCCTAAATGTAACTTGTTTACTCTCATGATTAGCCTCTACTTATGACAACTGACATTCTAGTACATATGATGTTGTAACGCATCGACTTTTATGTCGTCATCAATCACATAACCTATGTTAAATATAGCAGGATACTGTTTGTTTATACAGTCTTCTTGGGCGTAATTTATATTCCCACATCTAGTGGGTGAGTGTTGACATTCACCCCTAAATGGCGCACTCTTTCCACTATCCAAAACCTCGCCAACTCGGCGGGGTTTTTTTATATCTCTACAAAATTCCTTACTGGAGCGCCTCTCGGGGCGCTTTTTTGTGGGCGCCATATATGTCGAATTCATGCAGTGATAAACACAACTCAGTTCAACACGAATCACACCAAACCAAAATTCTTGTAACCGTTGCTTCGGCCGTTATCGCTGCACTCCTTCTGTGGATTGGCGGGACGGTTAGCAACAACCAAGTTTCTCTCGCAACCCTTCAAGCTGACATGCTTAACCTTCGAGTCGATATTCAGGAAGCTGCTGACAGAAGTGATGATTTTCGCAAAGAATACAACTCAGATAAGCGGGAGTTAGAGAAGCGTTTACGAGCACTGGAGAGTCAATAATGTCTCAATTCTACTTAGGCAAACGTAGCCTCACTCGTTTGCACAAGCTACACCCCAAAATGGCCGCATGTGTGGCACTCGCCATCACTTATCTTGAAGAGGTTGATCTCTCTGTGAGTGAAACGGTAAGAACCAACGAACGCCAACACCGATTGTTTTACGGTAAGCCAAAGAAAACGTGGACGCTCAATAGTAAGCACCTAATTCAAAAGGATGGTTTCTGCCATGCGGTTGATCTCGTTCCCTTACTCAACGGTGAGCTGGCTTGGGACAAATGCCCAGTAATCGCCAAGGCCATGTTTAAAGCGGCTGAGGTTATCGGCATTCGCATTCGATGGGGTGGGGATTGGAACCAAAACGGCTCAAGTGCCGATGAACACAAACGGGGCTCTTATGATGGGCCGCACTTCGAATTGTTAGAGATTTTATAACCAAGCAGCCGATGAGCTGCTTTTTTTATGGAGAACGCATAATGAAGGTGTTCCTTTTTACGCTACTTAAACAACTGCTTGGCTATTGGGCTGCGAAGCTACTCAGCCCTGAATCAGTGACTGAACTGCTTATTACTATTGCCGATTCACACGCGAAAAATACCAAAACTGATACTGATGACCGCTTGCTTACTGTGGTGAAAAAGCACCTCGGTAAAGAGCAGTAACTCAATTCTCACCACCAAGAGCAAAAACGTTAGCGTTCTGCAATGTCGTCGAGCATTGCCAGGCTTTGGCCATTTAGAAACTGTGCTTACGGTGGTGACCCTTTGGGCTGGCGTCGGTGCCTCGCTGTTTCTCTGTGTTAGCTATGACCATGAAGTAACCTGACCCGTTACTTACTCCTTAACATGAGAGCGCACGAAGAAAATCAATAAGGCACAAGCTAAGGGGCGAAACTCCCCTCATTACTGGAAACGTCAGCCACAGGCGAAGAAGCGGCGTGACACTGGAGAGACAGATTAGCGGTTTAACTCTATGACTACAGTACGACTACGTATCTCTGATGCGAAAATTAAAAGCTATTTGAAAAGTGATACTGTCACGAGGCTTAGAGATGAACGGTATGCGTTGGAGCTGCGTTTTCATAAGTCTCGTGAGAGTGCTACTTGGTGGTTGATTGATAAACGCAAGAACAATGGCAAGTACGGAAAACCCAAGTGGGAGCGTCTTGGTTTATGGCCGCGTTTGAACGCAAAGGCTTTGTTTGAATTATTACCTCACAAGATAGCGAGAATGGCGACAGAGACAGACCAAGTCGTTACGGATTGGAGTTGTTTTGGTGATTGTTTGCGTTGGTATGTGCAGCATATCGAATCGAATAAGGACATTTCATCAGAAAGGAAAAGTGCAGTGAAGTCGGTGGTGGTTAACCATCTACTGCCTGCACTGAGCGAATTGCCTCTCACCAATATTCGAAAGCACCATATCAAGGATTTGTTGGTTTGGCCGCTACGAGAACGGTACGAACTCAGAACCGTGAAAGGGTATTTTGCCATTCTGAAAGCCGCTTTTAATCAGGCGTATCGGGAAGAGCATATCGTTTCTAATCCGGTTGCTGGCATGGTGTTTACTGACTTCATCAATAAGAAAATCACTCCGAATGAGGGCAAGATTCAGTCTGATGATGTGAGCCAATTGCTTGATAGGCTAAAGACCTATTCACTGCAAAAGCAGGTGTTTGTTTTGATGCAGCTGGCGCATGGCACACGCATTCGTGAAACCCGTTTAGCTCGATGGAGCAATATCGATTGGGATGAGAATATCTGGAGAATTCCTGCCTGTAATGCCAAGAACGGTGAGGCTTTGATGTTACCGATGACCTGGCAGATTAGAAACCTGCTTCAACAATATCGGCGTACTCAGAAAGAAGGCCAGAAGTTTATATTCCCAAATACGAAAGGGGATGCGCCCATCTGTAAGGACACGGCCAACAGCACTTATGCAGAGTGGAGTGAAGGAGAGTTTACCAGCCACCATTGTCGTAAGTTAGTCGGTACACGATTGACTGACCTTGGTGTCGATAAGTTCGTGCGTGAACGCATACTCAACCACAAGATGTCAGACCTAGACCAAGCCTACATACATACAACGACAGAAGCCTTAAAACTCAAGGCATTGCAGACTTATCACAACTGGTTAGATCTGCAGGGCTTTATTTTTTTTCATGGGAAGATCGCGGGAAGATCCTAAAACATGATCATCTAGCCTGAGCATAGATTTCATAAGGGCTCAAGCAGCGCTGACCGATTTAACTCTTAAGAAAATCGGTAAATTGCGGTGATTGTGACTTTTTAGATTTCTAGACGTCTAAAACCAAGAAGGGAGGAGAAGGGAGTTTTACCCCTATTTTGCCCAAAATCGCCTGATTTCAGCGTTTTTCGAGGGGTCGAAAATCGGGGCAAAAATGAGCTTTTAAAACGCTGTTCGATTGAGTTCGAGACAATTTTCCTTCAAGCCTTATTCCACATGGGCTGCGAGAGATTTTTGGGTCCTTCCCAGAGGTTCGAAAAGCCACGGGGCCCAGACTCGCCGTTTCCGCCTCGTTTTTATGTGCGGTTTCTACTCCCTTCTAACGGGCCGGTTGAGAAGGGAGTGAACCATAACGCGTAACACTAGAAGAATGTCGCTATGGCTGAAGTAAACCGAAACGAATTTGCCCGAATCATGGGCTACTCACCCAAGTGGGTGGGTGACCTCATCAAAGAGGGTTTGCCACACCAAAGCGGTGGTGGGCGAGGCAAGCCACTCATCATTGAAACGGATAAAGCCATTCAATGGATTATCGACCGAGAAATTAAAAAGCAGGTTGGCCAGTACGAAAAAGAACACAGCGCTCCAAAGGTCGGTACCAAAGATGGTGAAGACTTATTACTGACTGCAGCCAAACGCCGCAAAGCTGAGATTGAAGCTAAGAAGGCAGAAGAAACCGTAATGGATTTGGGCGACTTGGCTCAGTTCCTTTACATGGTTGGAAACTTATTCGGCAGTGAGCTGGATGGGATAGGTGCGCGAACCGCTTTAGAGGTAGCTTCAGAACATGAACCCGCCAAGTGCAAAAACACCATTGACCGAGAAGCCAGACGTATACGCACTGCCACCGCTGACCACCTCAGTTCGTTCGTTGCTGAATATCTTGCAAAACGTAGCAGAGATGATCAGAGCGAAGCCGTTGAGGAATGCAGCTCAGTGGGCAACTGAAAACCGAATCATGCCTCCGGGCTCTCCGATACCTGGTCCGTTTGATACCACTTCAACGCCATACATGATTCCCGTCTGTGTTGCGTTTGCCGACCCAGCCTATTCAAAGATTACCTTTGTGATGGGAACACAAATGGGTAAGTCGGCCACCATGCAAAACGTGATTGGCTGGCGACTTGATGATCAACCGGCACCGATTATTTACGTCGGTCCAACCGAGTCGAACATCAACAACGTTGTCGAACCGAAGATCATGGAAATGTTCCGCGAGTGTTCGGCGTTATGGATTAAGTACGACGACAAAAGTCCAAAACATAAAAAGCGTATTGGTGGTGTGTCTCTGCGTTTTGCATGGGCAGGTTCGGCAACCGAGCTGGCGTCCGACTCTGCAGTTATCACCTTGGTGGATGAGCTAGACCGACCGGATGCAAACGCAACGGGTGAAGGCTCACTGGCTGAAATTGCAGAAGCGCGTGGTGATGCTTACATCGATTCAAAACTTGGGCTGACCAGTACGCCGACACACGGCAAGGCCAGTACCTATGAACATCCTGATACTGGCTTAACTCATTGGGCTGTTGCGCCGAAAGGCAAAGTCTCTAGCCCAATCTGGTTGGAGTGGGAGCAGGGAACCCGACATGAATGGGCGGTTCCGTGTCCAGACCCAGATTGTGGTGAGTACTTCATTCCACGCAGTGAGTTGCTTTGGTGGCCGGGCAAAGGAACAGAAAATGAAGTCTCTCCCGCAGCTGCTTCGAGAGAAGCCCGTTTAATCTGTCCTCACTGTGGTGGTCAGATTGAAGACAAATACCGCAAGGCAATGAATGCTCGCGGCGTTGCGATTGCACCTGGTCAGTATGCCAAGAAGCACGATGACTCTTCTGTGCTAATCACCCAAGGTGGCGAGTCTACGGTAGTCCCGTTTCACTCCATGCTTCATCCATTGGAAGACAACAACCATTTCAGTATTTGGGTTAGTGGCTTGTGTTCCTTCTCGGGGAAAAAGAGTTACGGCTACTTAGCAAGAAAACTCCTGCAAGCACAGAGAGGTGGTGACCCGCACCAGCTGCTTTCAGTCTACAACACTGGCTTTGGCGAGATATTTGCCGTTGTCGGTGACGCTCCTGAATGGGAGGAAGTTTATAAGCTACGTTCAACCTACACTTCGGGTGATATTCCTGATGGGGTAGACACACTCATTTGCACCGTAGACGTCCAGAAAAACCGCTTGGTATACATTGTTCGAGGCTGGATCAACGGTATGACATCTCGCCTGATTGAGTTCGGAGAGCTTTGGGGTGATACCGACAAGCCAGAGGTCTGGGGTGAACTTGATGACCTGATGGAACAGGAGTGGGGTGATTTAAGAATCCGCCAGTGTGGTGTCGATGCTGGTTATCGAACTGATGAGGTTTATGCCTGGGTTCGTCGCCATAAAACTCGCGCACGAGCGTTAATGGGCTGGCAAAAACTTCCTAAGCCTTTTCGTGTAACCCGTGTCGAAGTCGATAAGCAGGGCAAGGTAAGAAAGCGTGGTGACAAACGTTGGGATTTCGATGCCAGCTTAGCAAAGGCTTGGGTGCACAACCGTGTTAGGTGGAAGCGTGGAACCGTCGGTGACTGGTTACTGCCTAGCGATATTTCAGAGGACTACTGTAAGCAGATCGTTGCCGAAGAGTTTGATGAAGAAAAGGGAGAGTGGAACCGAGTAAGCAAGGATAACCACTTTCTCGACTGCGAGGGCATGAACTATATGGTGGCCAGAATGCTGCGACTTGACCGCAAGAAACATAAGCCGACTGATGATGAGGAAGAACCTCAACCTGAATCGGTAGCCGATGAGGTAGAAGAAGAGCAGGAAGACGAAGAAGAACGTAAGCCTGTTAAGTTGAAAAAACGTAAGCGCCGTTTAGTCCGGCGGAAAGGAAACTTTGCTAAATCATGGTAATGCCGACAACGATCACTGCAGGTCTGTCGGTCAACTTCCAACTCTCTTATCCAGATTTCCCCGCTAGTTCTTGGGGAGCCACTCTCTATCTGCGTTCCGCATCCGGTAAAGCTGACATTGTCGGTACGCCGGAAGGTGATGCGTTTCTTTTCTCTGTGCCAGCAAGTGAAACCGCGAGCTGGCCAGCAGAGGAATACAGTGTTGTGCTGCGAGTGAGTGATGGCACTGATGTGCATCAGCCATTAACCAGTCGATTGACTGTCCTGCCAGATTTGGCAGCGATGGATACTCACGACCCACGAAGCGAAGCAGAAAAAGCATTGGCAGCTATCCAGGCAACGTTGAGCAATCGTGCAACCTCTGATCAGCTCAAGTTGTCATTTGGTGGGCGCAGTCTGGAGAAAACCCCGCTTAGTGACCTGCTGAAATTAGAGCAGCGTTTCCTTAATCGGGTAAATCAGGAGAAGCGTAAGAAGTCTGGCCGAGGTCTTTTGACAGTACATAAAGTGAGGATGCGCTGATGTGGAATCCTTTTAAAAGCAGAGCTCAGCCAGAGGTGAAAAAGAAACGCCGCAAAGCTCCCTATATCAAACTGAATCCTGTCTCTCGTAACCTATTTTCAGCAGCAGACCCAGACAGAAATAACAGCACTTGGGATTCCACTCCTGTACCGATTGGCAAGATGATTGACCAAAAGTTGTCTGTCTTGGTTGCTCGTTCTCGGGAACAAATCAGCAATAACGATTACGCCCGTGGATTTGTTCGAGAAGTTCGTAAGAACGTGCTTGGCCACAAAGGCATCGTTCTTCAGGTTCGCGGAAAAGAGCTAGACGGTTCGCTCGATGCTTATGGCAATGCTGCCGTTGAAAAAGCGTTTAAGAAGTGGGGGCGAAGAGACACTTGTACGGTTGATGGCCGTCTTGACTGGCAAAGAGCCAAGCGCGTAATCCTCAACACAGTAGTCGGTAGTGGTGAGCAGTTCATCAGAATTGTGGAAGGCACCACCGCTGGACCTTGGGGATTTGCTATTCAGCTTATCGACCCTTTACGTGTTCCGATTCAGGTCAATGAAAGTCGACTCTCAAACGGAAATATTATCCGCCATGGGATTGAAATGACGCCTTACGGGCGTCCGGTTGCTTACCTTGTTGAAACGAAAGCTGGCGTTTTGGCTGAACCTTTCAGGCATAGCGGCAAAGAGTTTGAGCGCGTTTCCGCCGAGGACATGCTGCACATCTATGACCAGGAACACCCAGAGCAATTCCGTGGCATACCTTGGAATCACAGCTCCCTTAGCCGGATGCGAAACTTAGCGGGATTCGAAGAAGCGTCTGTGGTTAACGCTCGAGCTGGCGCGAGTAAAACGATGGTGCTGAAAGCCGACCCAGATGTGTATGAACCGGAAGATGGGGAATACTTTGCAGAGCCAGAAATTGAGCTTGAAGCCAACACGGTTGTGACTCTGCCTCCGGGCTTTGAGCCAGTGGATTACGCTCCTGATTTTCCATCAACTGAAACCGCTACATTCTCCAAGCATATGCTGCGTGGTATCGCGACGGGCGTTGGTATTGCTTACAACACCTTTGCTAACGATCTCGAGGGTGTGAATTTCAGTTCGATTCGTCAAGGCAAGCTTGATGAGCGTGACGGTTGGAAAGAGCTTCAAGAGTGGTTCATCGAGTCAGTTTGTCAGCGCATCTATGAGCGTTGGCTGCAGTATTCCCTTCTCTCCGGAAAAATCATCAATACCAATGGCAAATCTATTCCAGCCAGCCGATTAGGAAAGTTCTTAGAGGTTGAATGGCAAGCTCGCCGTTGGGAATGGGTTGATCCGCTCAAAGAAGAAAAAGCTATTACGGAAGCTCAATCAAACGCACGTAAATCACCAGGCGAAGCAATTCGAGAATCTGGTCGTGACCCTGTTGAAGTTTGGAAAGGGTACGCCGCAGATATTGCTGCCATGAGGAAGGAGAGCATACCGGAAGCAATGATTCTCCAGATATTGGGGATTACTGCCACCGCACAACCTGCAGGAGAAAAACAAAATGAGCAAGAAGAAGACACTGACATCTAGTGACCTCATTCGTCAGGTTACTGGTCAGCCTGTGTATCGGAACTACACGGTTGAGTCAGTGGACGAAGAAAGCCGCACGGTTGAGCTGGCGTTCTCCAGTGAGTACCCGGTGGAACGATGGTTTGGCTACGAAGTTCTCGATCATTCCTCTGGAGCGGTACGAATGGAGCGTTTTGAGGCGGGCGCCTCTGCGTTGGTTAATCACGATTGGGATGACCTGGTCGGAGTGATTGAGTCAGCTCGTGTTGAAAAGGGAAATGGACGTGCCGTTGTTCGCTTCGGTACTAGCCCACGGGCGGAGGAAATTTGGCAAGACGTTAAAGATGGCATTCGTCAGCACGTTTCTATCGGCTACATCGTGCATGCGATGGTGCTGGAGAGTGATGAAGATGATGTTCGCACTTACCGCGTGACAGATTGGGAGCCGTTTGAGCTCTCTTTCGTCACCGTTCCCGCTGACCCTTCCGTTGGTGTAGGGCGCAGCTTAGATACAACCAAATATCAAAACCATCTGCGTGATATGGGGATCATCATCCCAACTGGCGCAGCAGAAAATGAACCTGAAATAATTGATAAACGGAGCAATCCTATGAAAGAAAAAGTCCTGCGTGATGCCAGTGGCCGTTTGGTACGTGCAAAAGTTGATGAGAACAATGCCATTGTCGAAGTGTTGGAAGTGATCGAAGAAGCCGGCACTGAGCGCCAAGCAGGTGCGGAAGCAGAGCAAAACCGAGTGCGTGATATTCTTGACCTGTTCGAGCAGTACGGCAGCCGAGGTGTTGATCCTAATGCTTACCTTCGTGATAAAACGAAAACAGCAGCCGATTATCAACGTGCCTTACTCGATGCGGCAAGTGAGAATGGTGGTCAGCCAGTTGGTTCACGTAGTGCAACACCAACCGTTGCAGATAGTCCTGATATCGGTCTGTCTGACAATGAAATTCGTCAGTATTCATTCCTGAATGTTCTGCGTTACCTTTCTCAACCTACAAATGAGAAATACCGTCGAGCTGCTGCGTTTGAGTTAGAAGCATCAGAAGCAGCCGCCGACAAGATGAAGCGTGAAGCTCAGGGCATTATCGTGCCTAATGACGTTCTCCGTGCCGCAGCTCCGGTAAGTAAAACTGGCACGGGTGGCAACTTAGTTGCAACGGAACATATGGCAGGTAGCTTCATTGACATGCTTTACAACAAATCAGCGGTGATGAACTACGCGACAACACTGACTGGGCTGGTGGGTGACCTGTCAATCCCAACTCAGGAAGGTGGCGCAACGGGTTACTGGCTTGGTGAAGACGTCGATGCAACGCTATCTGAAATCACCTTTGGTGAGCGTGGCTTGCAGAACCGTACTTGTGCGGCTCTGGTCGAGATGACTCGCAAAATGCTGATGCAGTCTTCACCAGACGTCGAAATGTTAGCTCGTGCTGACATTGCGAAGGCACTGGCTCTGACCATCGATAAAGCGGCTATGTACGGTACAGGTGGTGATCAACCGCTTGGACTGGCCAACATCACTGGTGTGAACGGCGTGAACTTCGCGGCAGTAAATCCGACTTACCAAGAAATCGTGAACATGGAGACCGAAATCACGGCAGATAATGCTGATGTTGGCTCCATGCTTTACATGATGAACGCGACTGGCCGTGGTCACTGTAAGACAACTCAGAAGTTTGCCAACACTAATGGTGCGCCAATCTGGGAAGGTGGCAACACAGTGAATGGGTATGGTACGCACATTTCCAACCAGATTGATACTGGCGACTACTGGTTTGGTGTTTGGTCTGAAATGCTGATTGGTTTGTGGGGCGGTCTGGACTTAACCATTGACCCATACACTCACAGTGCCAAAGGTCGCTTGCGCGTAGTCGCATTCCAGGATGCTGACGTAACGGTTCGTCATCCAGCTTCGTTCTGTTTAGGCAAAAAGCCAGCAGCGTAATTAATCCCGGTAACCATCTAAGCCACTCTGCCTGAGTGGCTTTTTATTTGGAGAAACAAAATGTCTGTTCAAGCAATTTCAGTCACCCAATCATTCCGATGTAACGGCCAATTAGTGAAACCAGACACGGTGCTTGAAGTCGGTCAAGGTTGTGATGTTACCCCATCAGAAGCTCGTTCTCTGGTCGGGCAAAAGAAAGCCGTTTGGGTTCCAGAAGACGAACTCGAAGTAGAAGAAGACGAAGATGAGTAACTGGGCTCAGGGTGTGGCAGAGATGGATGCGGCACTTATGGCAGAGTTTTCCATCCCTGTGACTATTCACTTAGATACAGGTGATCGTCAGGCAAGCGGAATTTTTGATAATCCTGCTAGCTTGAGCAAAGTGTCAGGTGGTGGCTTCGTAGCTGATTCAGAGCCAGAGCTTCACCTGCAGGATAAAGATGCTCAAGGCATTGAAACTCGCCATATTGTAACGATTTCCGGTAAGCAGTGGATGGTTTTAAGTCCTCCAGAACCGGATGGAACCGGAATGACTAAATTGACGTTAGGACATCACGATGGCCAACAAACCTCAAAACCTTCTATTCAATATTGATCTGGAAGAGCTGGAAGCCATTCAACATATCCTTGGTGCTACTGAGAGCCAAGTGAAAGCCGCCTACAACAGAGCAATTAGCCGCACAGCCAGAACTGTGCGGTCTCTTGCTAACAAAGAAATTCGTGATGCTATGCAGGTAAAAAGCCTGAAGGCCATAAGAAAAAGGTTCCAGAACTTCCGGCTGAAAAGTCCAAGCAAGCAGAAGAAACTTGATGAACTCCGCTTGTGGTTCGGGCTTAACGATTTGCCTGTAGGTTACTTGAAGGGACGAATACGCCGGAATGGTACAAAACGAGATCCAAACGGGGCTACGTTTACACCAAAAGGCAAAATGTCTCCACAAACCTATGAGCAAGGTTTTGTTGCCAGAAGATATAAACGCCGTTCTATTTTCACGAGGACTTCTGAAAAGCGTTTCCCGATTAAGGAAGCGCGGGTACCTGTTTCTAATGCTCTTCAAATCACGATTGAAGATGAGATTTTTGACCGCTTGCCGGAGATATTCCTCAAGCATTTTGAGACTGATTTGAAAGGTCGCGTGAAGATGGGGCTAAACAGGAGAGGCTGGCGTGAGTGATGGAATTCATTTAACAGAATATCATGAAAAGGTAACGCAATGGTTGATTGATAACTTGCCCTGGCTCAAGTCAGTTGAGTGCTATCCAGAGACTCAAACGGCATTAGTCACGCCTTGTGCGTTCGTTGCCGTGATGGATTGGGAGCGAGCTGAAAATCAGCCTATGAACGGACAAATGGCGGTCACGTTGAATTGTGAAATCCTCGCTGTTTTTGGTATGGCAGATGCGCAATATCAGCTTGAAGTGCGAAATGCTGCTATGGCCATCGGTTTGAAAGTGGAACAAGCCCGTTTTGGGATGCCAATTGAACCTGCTGTGTTTGTAAGTGCAGAGCCGGATGCATTCAACCCAGAGCTGGATGATTACGCTGTTTGGTCTATTCGGTTCAACCAAGATGTGGAAGTAGGAGAGGATGCGTTCCAGCCTGAAGGGCTAACGCCATCCACGATTAAAGTTGGGTTCTCGCCAGAGATTGGTCAGGCCAACGAAGACAAATATGTACAGGTGGTACCGGATGAGTGATTTGAATTACATCGTCCGTGACCTGCAGCGCCGTATGGCAAATATGGTTCGCCGTGGTCGAGTGCATAGCGTGGACTTTTCGAGGTCTCCGCCACGGGTAAAAGTTGAGTATGAAAAAGGTGCGGTCACTGGTTGGTTACCTTGGGCCTCTGGACGAGCATCAAGTAATCATCGGACGGATTGGGAACCACTGGCCATTGGTGAGCAAGTGCTCATCCTGTCAGAGTCCGGAGAACTATCTGCAGGTGTGGTTCTGCCTTCATTGCCAGATGCTTCAAGCCCAGTACCGAGTACATCGCCTGATGAACACGTTAGCCGCTATGAAGATGGGACCACGTTTATCTATAACCGCAAAACCCACGCGCTGACTATTGATGTGCAGGGTGATGCAAATTTACATACCACTGGCAACCTGACTGCAACCGTTGAAGGTCAGGCAGATATACATGTGACGAATACAGCCACAGTCACCTCTCAGGCAGATATTAAAGCCGAGGCTCAGGGTGACGTGATTGTTAATGGTAAACAGGTAAAGCTCAACGGTGGAACAGGGGTGGTGACTGGTGAATGCGTTTGTCATTTCACGGGTAAGCCGCACGGAGATATATCAGTCAAAGTGATAGCGGGTAAGTAGATGGCCTTAAGCAAATCAGATTTGAAAAGCCGCATTGTTTCTGAATTTGAAAACCTTGGGGCTACAGCTAATGGTGAGCATTCTTGGGTGAATAAGATGGCAGAGGCTATCGCCAACGCGGTGATTGATGAAATTCAGGCGAATGGTAAGGCATCTGTTACCAGTGGTAGCAGCACTGGTGAATGGCCTATTCAATAGGGGAAATTATGCGTGGGATGGATGCAAATACAGGTCGTGTTCTGAGTGGCATCGACCATTTGAAGCAGTCGGTGATTGACATCCTCACTACGCCAATAGGCTCACGAGTGATGCGCCGTGATTATGGTAGTCGCCTGTTTGAACTGATAGATAATCCGACTAACCCTGAGACAGTAGCCGATATTGTGGCAGAAAGTGCCCAAGCCCTGAAAAAGTGGGAAAAGCGCATTGAAGTATCACGAGTTCTGGTGACTTCCGCTCAGCCTGGTTCGGTTGCGTTGACCATTGAGGGTAAATACAAACCCAATGGTGAGTCCATCACACTGGAAGGTATTGAGGTGAATTAATGGCTACTGTAAATGTCGATATGAGCCAACTGCCGAAGCCTGCAGTGATAGAGCAGTTGGACTATGAACAAATCCTGCAGGAATGGATCGTACGTTATCAGGTTCTGGATCCTGATTACCAAGATGTGAATGAATCTGATCCAGTTTATAAATTGATGGAAGTCGCCGCATTTCGTGAAATGGTGATGCGTCAGCGGGTTAATGACGGTGCGCATGCCACCATGTTGGCGTATGCCGTCGATGAAGATTTGGATGTCATTGGTGCCAACTTCGATGTTGAACGCTTGGTGATTGATGAAGGTGATCCCGATGCGGTACCACCCATTGAAAGAGTGATGGAATCCAATGAAGCGTTTCGTTACCGGATCCAATTATCCAACCGAGCCAAAAATACCGCAGGCAGCGCAGATGATTACGAGTTCTGGGCATTATCAGCCGATGGTCGGGTGAAAAGTGTCGCTACTGATTCCCCTCAAGGGACATTGACCGTTACAGTTTCAGTCCTTTCCCATGAGGGTAATGGCACAGCAGCACCTGAACTTATCACGCTGGTGGAAAACACATTGACACCTAAAGGCACCAGACCACTTAGTGATGAGGTCGTGGTACAAAGTGCCAACATCAATGAGTTTGCAGTGGTTGCAGAGTTAGAACTATTTGCAGGCCCTGACCAAAGTGAAGTGTTAAATGCAGCTCGAGCTCAGTTAGATAAATGGCTGTCTGAATCCCATCAACAGGGCATCGACTTAACTCTGGATGGTTTTTATGCCTCATTGCGTGTGCCTGGTGTTTATAAGGTGCATTTGACCTCACCTGCAGACGACATTATCAATGACCAATTCAGTGCCGGGTATGCTTCCAGCATTACGCTAACTACAAGGGTGACAGGATGACGGTAAACAGCCTGCTGCCACCCAATGCCAGCAAACATGAACGAGACATAGAGGCGGTGATTTCACCGCCTCTTTCTATTCCAAACCGTGACATATGGAACCCGTGGAAGTGTCCAGAGCATCTACTACCCCATTTGGCGTGGGCCTTGTCGGTGGATAACTGGGATTCATCTTGGCCGATAGAACGAAAGCGGCAGGTAATCGCAGACAGTACTTACATCCACCGAAAAAAAGGCACGAGAGATGCGGTTGAGCGCGTCGTCAGCGCCATTCGAGGTGATGAAACCCAAGTTACCGAATGGTTTGAAGATAAAGCCAACCTTGCACCTGGTGAATTCACGATTGATTACGTATCGACAGGAACACCAATAGATGGCTCTGATCTAGGAAAGCTCGTTCCAGCCATTAACTCTGCGAAAAACGTTCGCAGTAACTTAACCAAAGTCACCATTACCAGCCGAGTGGAAGCGCCTGAAAACCATGCTGCAGTAAGCCGACAAGGGCTGCAGATGAAGGCGGGACCATGGGTCATTTCTTCGATGGTGAGTTCTTCAGATAACGGGATGGCCTGCCTGTCTCGACAAGCATTACAGATTAAATCCGGTCCACTACCGTTAGTGTTGGAGTAACAAACATGAGTGAAACCCCAGAGAACCAACAGCAATATGGTTCAATCCTTACCATTCTCGGCGAGAATGCGGAGCAGAACGGTAAGCTACAAAACAAACAGATCACCTTTACCCATATCGCGATTGGCGATGCAAACGACACCTATATTCAGCCAGACCGCAAGCAGACCGCGTTGACGAATGAGTTAGCTCGTATTCCGGTCAACTCCGTTGATGTACTTCAGCCAACCCCAGAAAGCGTGCCAATGCTCAAGGTCGAGGCCGTTCTACCGGATGATGTGAATGATCTGGTGATTCGTGAGTTTGCTGCAGTGGCTACCTTCGATGGAAATACTTATTTTCATGCGGTTGGGAACTGTGCTCGTATTTATGTACCAGCACCAGTGAACAATGGCAACGTCAGCACGCCAGTGACGCTGGAAATGATTTTTGTCATTACTAGTGCCGATCCGATTGTTGAGATTGATCCAAATGTAGTCACAGCGAGTAGGGAATATGTAAACAATGCCGTTCCAAAATTCGCTTATTCAACATTTGGCACGCATTTGCGTTCTTCTCAAGACCGATTCAAGGATGCCATAAACATCAAAGATTTTGGTGCGACAGGAAATTTTGAAGATGATACGGATGCTTTTCTTTTAGCCGCTGAGTTCGTTAAAACAAATGGCAAATATAAGACAATATATGCACCTGCTGACTCATATCGTTGTGATAAACCAATTGTTTTATGGGATGGCGCCTCCTTAATTGGCGACGGAAGAAACTCTACATCAATAACGAACACAGACCCAACGTCTAAAACGGACATCGAAACCTTGAGTCCAGTCAGACAGCTTGAGCGTAACGTCAACTGTAATGTGGCTTTATTTTCCAGCAGTCAGGGATATTCCTATAACTCACAAGTTAAGGACTTGCGTCTATCTGGTCCTGTTGGCTCCATGTCTGATGGTTCTGGTAAGTTGTCTTATTCTATCTATACGCCGGAAATCACTCATATGGAGTTGCAAGGATTACTTCTCGATAATGCAAAGCATGGTTTCTGGTCGTATAACACTTGGATGTGCTCGTTAGAAGAAGTAGTTGCAAGAAATGTATTTGGTTGGGGGTTTGCTGTCGCCGATGACGGCAATGGTAAGGGGGGGTCAACGTCAACTCATCTAAAACGTTGCTGGGTTAACACGGGGGCTGGAGGTTATTACCTTTATGGTATGAACTACAGTGATATGGTCAACTGTGGAGCAGACCATATCGGTCTGACTGGTTATGATGAAATGGAAACCTCCCCTTATTTTTTCCACTTGTGTAATGGCCTAAATGCAAGTGGGTGTGGGTCTGAAGATGTCATTACCGACCTTGTTTACAACGTAGTCAGTGGTCACGTTAATCTCAGCAATCCTACGATACAAAACTGGCGACCAAATAGAGACTCCTTATTTAAAGCTCTTATTAAAAATACCGGTGCAAACCTCACCGTCATGGAAGGACAAACGTCGCTATTGAAAGTGTCTAGGAATGACCCAGGTGAACTCTATTCTGTGGCTGCTGTTTCAGAAGGATCCCGAACACAGGTAATTGGGGGCTTCTGTGATAGAGCCGTGGACGAACAGCTCGTGACTTTAGCTTCCGTATTTCACGGTGGCGGTTTTGAAGCTTTGGGTAATCGAATTAAATTGAGAGACGGATTTGGCTCGAAGCAGTTAGATTATGGATTACTTTCATTGCTCCAAGGTAGTTGGTCAAGTGGTTCTGGTGACGGTGTCTTTACTAAATCTCAGGTTGTTAATTGTAAAGCGGGTGATTTGATAGATGTTCCTGTTAGTGCTGATGTTTACAAAATTCGTGATGCGTTTGCTCGATTAGTTACTGACGATGATGAATCTAGACAAATTCGAGTCGAAGTGACACACATTTATCATTCGCCAGAAGAATACAACCGAGTGCGTGTGTGGTTCTTTAATCCAGATGGTTCCACAAACTATCAATTACACGATATCGTCATTTCATCCATCATTTCAGTGAAATAATAATTCTCACTCTATTGTGAATACCCAAATTAATCGACAACCCCGCACTCACGGGGTTTTTTATTACCCGACGAATAGGAATTAGCTATGACGCGATTTCTCCATGGTGTGGAAGTCATCGAGATTGATGACGGCTCACGCCCGATCCAAACCGTAAAATCAGCCGTGATTGGTTTGGTTGGTACGGCGCCTGGTGCAGCTTCCGCAATTGCGGCAACGCTAACCCTTGGCAGTGCAATTTTGAATGATGGCATGGTGTTTACTGCTAAAACCGCAGGAACGGAAGGTAACGCCATCAGTATTGAAGTGGTTGACCCAGCTGCAGCGGATAACGCACTGGCTGTTGAAGTCGACGGAAGTAAAGTCAAAGTAACGCTGGCTACCGATGCCAGCAAGGTGATCACTTCGACTGCAGCTGAAATCAAAGCCGCCATTGAAGCGGATGCCGATGCGAACGCTTTGGTGAGTGTGGCCGTGCTTGGTGACGGCAGTGGTGATGTTGCTACTACTCCTCGCACTTACCTCACTGGCGGTGAAAATGAACCTTTCCCTCTGTTCACCCCTGTGGCTGTGGCTGGTAGCCGTAAACGTGCAGAAGGTTTAGGAACGGATGGCACCTTACCTGCGGCAATTGATGACATCTTTGACCAGACAGGCGCATTGGTTATCGTGGTTCGCGCTGAACAAGGTGCAGATGATGCCGAAACTCAGGCAAACATCATCACGGCGATGCAGGGGTGGCTGGACAGTCAAACCGAGACCGGATACACGCCTCGTATTCTGGTAGCTCCAGAGTTTAGCCAGGTGGATGCCGTATCGAGTGAAGGCGAAGCAAAAGCCAAACGCCTCCGCGCTATTTTCTATTCAGATTGTGTTCGTAGCGCTAGCTATACCGATGCTATCAAACGCGCTCGTCAGTTTGGTGAACGTGTCGAAGTCACATGGCCATGGGTTCGTGTTTTTGATACCGATTTAGCCAAGGAAATCGATCGTCCTTATTCAGCACGAGCAGCAGGACTACGAGCGCGTATCGATGCAGAGAAAGGGTTCTGGTGGTCAAAATCGAATCAGCAGGTGTATGGCATTGTCGGTACCTCTCAGCCAGTGGACTGGTCATTGGGAGATGCAAATACCACGGCGAACATGCTGAATGAAAACAAAGTCAGCACCATCATCCGTGAGGGCGGTTTCCGTCACTGGGGTAACCGTACCTGCAGTGTCGATCCTAAATGGACATTTGAGCAGACCCGCCGAACTGCCGACATCATCAATGACAGTGTTCAGCGCAATCACATGTGGGCGGTCGACCGCAACATCACCAAAACCTACGTGGATGATGTGACATCGGGCGTGAATGCCTACCTGCGTGAACTCAAGGCGCTCGGGGCCATTCTCGGCGGTGAATGCTGGGCGGATAAAGAGCTGAACACGCCAGAGACCATTCAAAAAGGTCTGGTGTACTTTGATTTCGACTTCTGTCCGCCGTATCCGGCTGAGCACATCGTGTTCCGTAGCCGATTAAACAATGATTATCTTGAAGAGGTATTTAACTAATGGCAGGAGACAACTTACTTAGCCGCTGGTCTATCTGGGTGGATGGGATCGGCAAGGCAGGCAATGCCAAAGAGTACACACCACCCGTTTTGGAGGTGCTTACCTCGGATTTTCAGGCTGGTGACATGGATATGCCCATCCCAGTGGATGAAGGTATGGCGGGGATGGAAGCCAGCTTTTCTCTGTTTGGTGTCGATGTTCTGGTGCTGCCTCTGTTTGGCTTGCGTCAGGGAGCTCGTACTTCAGTATCGGTTCGCTCGACTTACACTGATCTCTCAGGTGGCAGTTATGACCTGGTTGAAGAGCTCGGCGGAATGATCACCAAGATTGAGCGTGATACTCAGGACACAGGCAGTCAGCGTGATAAAGCCATGAAAGTCACCATGAAGCTGGACTATTACAAGGTCGTCCGTTCGGGTGTGGTTCTCATCGAAATTGACCCGGTCAACCACGTTCGTAGATTGGGTGGCATTGATGTCCTTGAGGGCATCCGCGCTATTCTTCAGCTTTCTTAATTCTCTGGGGCCATGGTCCCATTCGTATTTCCGGCCGCTTATGCGGCCTTTTTTATTTGGATTGAAGTCATGACATACCCAGTAGCAAAAACAGAAGTAAAACTTTCTTACCCAGTAGAGTTAGGTGGCTCGAAAATAGAAGTCCTTAACCTCCGTCGACCTAAAGTTCGTGATCAACTGATTGCGGATAAACAGAACAAAAACGATGCCGACAAAGAAGTGCACCTTATGGCTCTGCTGGCCGAAGTAGAGCCTGTCGTTATTCAAGAGCTGGATATGGAAGACTACGCGGAGGTGCAAAAAGTCATCATGGGTTTTCGCAAGAAGAACTCAGAGAGCGAGACATCCAGCGAGGGTTAATTGTATTGGCCAGCCACACAGGCTGGTCTCTTTCTGAGTTGTTAGACCTGCCGATGAACACGTTCACCGACTTTATTGAGCTGCTGCCGAAGAAGGAAAAGAAGTCTGATGGTTAGTCAAAATCTAAAAACGGTGGTCACGCTCGGTGGTACTGTAGATAGTAGTTTTGGAAAAATTGGCTCTGCATTTAATGAATCGATGGGCAAGGCAACCAAAACGGTCAAACAGCTTGAACGGGAGCAGGGCAAGCTTACCAAAGAAATCAAAAAGTCCAAGTTAGCCGGTGCAGATGTAAGCCTGCTCACCCGACGCTATAAGCAGCTCGGTGATGAGCTCAATGATGCCAGAGTAAAAGCGGAAGCGTTTGATGAAGCATCCAGTCTTCGTGACCGCTTACGTGGCATTGGTACTGCTGGTGTTGCTGCCGTTGGTGGTATTTGGGCGACGACAACAGCCATAACTGGCCTGATGACCGTCACCAATGAAAGCACTGCATCTATGGTTGGCATGGCTAAGTCCTATGACATGACTGTTGACAGTTTTAAGGCATGGAGTGGCGTTGCTCAGCAAGCTAACTTAGATGGTGAGCATGTAGGGGACTTGATCGAAGAGCTTAGGAATAAGTTTGGTGAGTTTAAAGCCCTTGGTGAGCAATCCTCGGTTTCTGATGTATTTGGTGCTCTTGGTATTGATGCATCCATGATGGAAGGCATGGCTGCTGCAGAGCAGTTTGAGTTCATCATGAAGCGCTTGGAAGGTGTAGCGGATAAAGACCAGGCGGCTTCTCTGGCCGATATGCTGTTTGGTGGTGAAGGTAACAAGTTAACCACCTATATCCGCAACACAGGCAAGAGTTTGAATGAATTGCTGGATGAACAACGGCAATTCAACTTACTTACTGATGAAGGCGCAAGTGGTGCTGTGGCTTATGGCCTCTCATTCAAGAATCTTAAGTCAGTCATCAGCTCCGCATGGCAGGAAATCTCAGGTATCGTTGGTGGCGAAATGGCTGGAGATATTGATTCGCTATCACTTACGATTGGTAATTTTGTCCGGGAGAATAAAGCAAGAATTGTTGGCTTTTTTAAAGACCTGATTCAGGTCAGTAAAAGCATTGCTACGGGTCTATGGAACCTTGGAACTGCAGTGAACAGTGTGGCTCAAGCTATGGGAGGTTGGCAGAATATTGGCCTTGCTATGGCTTCGTTATTGGCAGGGAAGCTGGTCGTCGGGTTATTTGTCTTGGTTAAGACCGGGTTGACTGTCGTCAGGACAATAGGATTGTTAAAGGCCACGATGACAGGCTTAAATGTTGTGATGGCTGCGAACCCGATTGGGTTAGTTGTTGCTGCAGTTGGTGCGCTTATCTTCGCTGGCATCAAGCTCTATCAAAACTGGGATATGGTCACTGCTTGGTTTGGTGAAAAGCTGACTTGGTTTAAGACCGAGTTTCCCGCTACGTTCAATGTCATCAAAACACTCTTCGACTGGTCTCCTTTAGGGATGGTCATCAATAACTGGGAGCCTCTGACCGATTTCTTTACGGGTCTTTGGAGTGGAATTACCGGAGTATTTGATTCTGGTTTAGCTAAAATATCAGGAGTTTGGGAGACGATTAAGGGTTGGAAAGAGTCTCTGAAATTTTGGGAAAGTAATTCATCAACTCCAGAGGTGAAGTCCTATCACCAGATACAACAGGAAGCGGCGCAAAGTCGAACAGTTGCTGCAATTAACGGCTCATACCCAGCCAGCAAAGGTAATACGGTTCACCAGAGTGTTGGTGAAATTAAAGTGTACGCAGCACCTGGTCAGTCTCCTGCAGAAGTGGCACAGGCGGTTCATTCTCAGCTTGGTGGTTATCAAGACAGCGCACTTTATGATTTACCGGAGGCAGGTTAATGGCTCAAGTTATGCTGTCCCTTGGCGGTTTCAAGTTCAACATTGATTCCGCTGCTTACAACGAACTGGTCAGAACGTGGCAATGGCGATGGAATTCTCAGTCACGGATTGGCCAGTCTGATCTCCTTCAATACACAGGCAAAGCGCCCGTCAAGATTTCGCTTAACGGGCAAATTTCTACCACCTTTCGTGAGGTCGGCATCCATCAGATTGAAACACTGGCTGAAATGGGGAATGAATATAAACCCCAATTGCTCGTGAGTGGGCTTGGTGATGTGATGGGATATTGGGTTATGACGGATTTAACGGAAACCAATACCAAGTTCATCAAAGGTGGCTTGCCACGACATCAGTCTTTTACCTTGGAGTTAGCATTTTATGGCGACGACTTACAGAACCCGTGATGGGGACAAGCTTGATGCTATTTGTTGGCGTCATTATGGACGAGAGAATGCAACCATTGAGGTTCTGAAAGCAAACCCGGGCTTAGCTGACAAAGGGACCATTCTTCCGAGTGGTATTGAAATCACTTTGCCAGATTTGGTCACGCCAGTCGCTAAGGAGTCATCAAGCTTATGGGATTAGATTACCGTCCGGATTTCTCCCTCTCTGCAGATGGAAATGACATCACAGCAGTGATGCAAAGGAACCTGATTAGCTTAACGTTAACCGATAACGCAGGAAGTGAATCTGATCGCCTAGCCATTACGATTAGCTTACCTGAGACGATGGTGACACCGAAGAAAGGTGCGGTTCTTCGCCTTGGTTTGGGGTTCAATGGCGAGCTGATTGATAAGGGGCAATATGTCGTTGATGAGGTCACATCCAGTGGCCCTCCAAGACGAGTGCAAATCGTGGCCAATGCCGCCCCAATGGATAATCGTAAGCAATCGGCAAACCTTCAAACCCAGAAGACTCGCAGTTTTGATGACGTTACCTTAGGGGATTTGGTAAAAACCGTGGCTTCGGGTCATGGCTTGGTGCCGAGGGTGAACAGTGAGTTAGACAGAATTAAGATTGATCACGTTGACCAGGTTGGTGAGAGTGATATGAACCTGCTTACCAGACTCGCTAAGCGTTATGGGGCCATCAGTAAACCCGCCAATGGGTACTGGCTCTTTTTGAAAGAAGGCGAAGGTAAATCAGCTTCAGGAAAGACACTCACCAACATCACCATTCAGCCTCATCAAGTGACTCACTGGCAATGTCGTTTTAGTAGCCGTAATGATGTTCGCCGTGTCGTGGCCACCTATCATGATTTGGAAACAGGTGACACAAAGGAAGTGTCAACGGGAGTAGGTGAACCAGAATTCCGCATTGTTTTTAAATACCCTAACTATGAGGAAGCAGAGACCGCAGTCTTGTCCAGAGCGAAAAGCGTAAAAGCGGGAAGTGATACGTTAGATATTACTATGCCAGGTCGTTCTTCACTGATGGCGTTGATTGCGGAAGGTCATATCACGCTTGATGGTTTTGGTGATATAGAAGATGGCCAGTGGCGCGTAAAATCGGTGGAATGGTCACTTAGTGAGTCAGGGTTACAGCTTCGTATTTTTGGTGACCATGGCGCCAGTTAATCTTCCTACTTCGACTTACGCGCTATCAGCGAACACTGAGCATACTCGGTAGCCTTTACATGGTCTTTTATTTTACCGTACTATCCGTCTAAGATGTTAAAAATAAAAGGGAAAATCACTTAATGAAACCTGTTCACTATTATTATGAGCAATTTAGGCCATGGTTAAAAAGGAAGTTAAGTGTAAGTCAGCTCAATATTCATAGTAGAGTTGATAAATTTTTGGATAAGTATCTTGATACAATCAAAAAAGGTGTTTGTTCAATACTATCTCCCACATGGTATTTGGCGAGAATCACGAACGAAGGGTTAAGCCGCGAAGACAAGACGAAAGTCGTTAAAACCAGAAACTACTTCTATTTGTTCGTATCAATTGCGCTGATATTTCTGCTAGTTATTCTTGAGGTTTGTACAGGGAAAGGCATGGTTGGGATTCCTTCTAATCAACCAAATGACAATTTTCTTGGAGTTATTCTGTCATGGCTTTTCGCATTTTTTGTCTATGTCCTAATCTGGTCTAGGTGCAATGAAATTTTTATTGCATTTATATCTGACGCGTTAGATAAGACGGAGGGTAAAGAACCTTCTACAGATTTGACCTATAGGGATAGAATTACTTTATCGTTTTTCAGCTACGTTGAACTAATTCTAAATTTCGCAATAATTTACTCGTTTATGCCAGAGCCGTGGTTCGATAGTGGCCTAAAAAGCATTATTGACGCTGTATACTTCAGTGGTGTAACCATTACAACTTTAGGGTTTGGCGACATTTCTCCACAGCATTGGCTTCCTCAAATACTGGTATTGCATCAAGTATTGGCCGGATTCACGCTCATCGTAGTTAGTTTTGCTATTTACGCAGGAAGAGGATTATCTTCGGAAAAGGAAACTGAAAACGAGGAAGAAACTAAGTAA